AGCAGATGGAGGAAAGGGCATTTCTATTGTACAGAATGCAAACCTGACAGGATTACAGGTTTCAACCTCCGCTCTTGTTATAGGGGGAACAAAAGTTGTTCAATTTGCAAATTCAACTGCAGATATTTTTAGTACATTAGCGAACGGAACAGTTAATTTCGGGGGTCCTTCGATATTATCCTCAAATTCTACTGTTACTGTTAATTGTAGATTAGGTGTGAGAGACACCACTGGAACAGTTTTAAATACAACGTAAGGTAAAATGGCAAAACCTAGCACAAGAGAAGAATTAAAACAATATTGTCTTAGAACATTGGGACAACCAGTTATTGAAATAAATGTAGAAGATGATCAACTGGAAGATCGAATGGATGAGGGACTACAGTTTTTTCAAGAATATCATTTTGATGGTGTTGAAAGAATGTATAACATACATCAAATTACTGGCTCAACTGTTAAAATTATTTCTGGAACAGGTTTTACTGATGGCGAGACAATAACTGGTGGAACATCAAATGCAACTGCAACTGTAGTTTCGGCAAATTCTACTATTATAACATTCAAATCACATAACGATACGAATGGAATTTCAAATAATGATGTTACATCTAGTTTTTCAAATGGCGAAACAATAACTGGAAGTTCAAGTTCATCAACTGCGGTAGCGGATACTGATGCATCGTTAGTTACTTTTGGTGATATGGACAATCATTATATTACACTAAATGACTCCATAATTGGTGTGATTGGTATTTTTGATATACAGGATACTGGTGGAGGACAGACATCAAGCGATTTGTTTTCATTTAGATATCAATTTCATTTAAATGAAATGCCTTATCTTACTGCTACTTCTATAATAAATTATAAAATGTCAATGCAACATTTAAAATTGTTGAATGACATGTTCGTGGGAAAAAAGCCTCTACGATTTAATAGACATCAAAATCGATTACATATAGACATGGATTGGAATAATGATGTTGAAGTCGATGAATATCTTGTAGTAGAGTGTTATAGAATAATTGATCCTACATCATTTACAGATGTATATAATGATATGTTTTTAAAGAGATATGTTACAGCCCTTTTTAAGAGACAATGGGGGGCTAATTTAATAAAATATGAAGGTGTACAGCTTCCAGGAGGAACGACCTTAAATGGAAGATCACTATTTGAAGAAGCAATAACAGAATTAAGAGAAACAGAAGAACAAGCATCTCTTAAATACGAATTACCAGTTGACTTTATGGTTGGTCCGGGATAATGCCTACTAATTCTTATTTTAATCATTTTAATAATACTGCAGAACAAAATTTACACCAAGATTTAATTATCGAATCGATAAAAAATTTTGGAATAGATAACTATTATCTTCCAAGACAATACATGAATGAAGATATACTTTATGGCGAAGATACAATATCTCAATTTAGTAAATCGCATTTAATTGAAATGTATGTTAAATCTGTTGATGGTTTTGAAGGAGAAGGTGATTTTATTTCAAGATTTGGATTAGAAATAAGAGATCAAGTAGTTTTTTCTGTAGCTAGAAGACGATGGGAAAATTTAGATACTGGTTATGATAGGCCAAGAGAAGGCGATGTAATATTTTTTCCTTTAAATAAAAAATTATACGAAGTTAGATTTGTCGAACATGAATCTATGTTTTATCAATTTGGTAAATTACCAATATTTGATTTAACGTGTGAACTATTTCAATATGATGATCAAAGAATTGATACTGGTATTGAGGACATAGACGAAGTAGAAGACAAATATGCTTATGCAATAGAAGTAACTCTTGATTCGGGGGGTTCAGGAAATTATGTAGATGATGAATATGTATATGTTGGAAGCACAGAAAGTTCTGCAAATACAAAGGGAAGAGTAATATCTTGGAATTCTACTGATAGAGTATTGAAATTAACAGATTTGAATGGTACTTTTACTACATCTCAAAATGTTGTCGGTAATACAAGCGGAGCATATTTTACAGTTGGAACTACACCTGATACACAAGTGTTCGTTAATGATGCTTCTGCAAATAATATAACTATTGAAACTGAAGCAGATTCTATTATTGATTTCTCTGAGGGAAATCCGTTTAGTGAAAATAATTTTTAAGTTGTGGATTCTGCAAGAATTGTAACCATACCTTCAACTATCCTTTCCTTTGTTACAGCATCCGCTTGGGTGTATTCAACATCATAAACATATAATCCAGAAGACATATTTGCTGTTTGAGTAGCATTAGCAGTTATGGTAACATTACTGCCAGATACTGCCGCCGTGAAAGACATTATCCAAGAAGTATTAGTAGTTGTATGATTCTTCTTCATTTTAGAAGCACAAGTACCAGTACTTATGGTTACATTTGAATTGTTTGCATCTTTAGCCGTAAAAACTTTTTCAAAGTTATTACCTTGATGCATTGTTATATTTTCGCCTTGAGTTTTTATTGTAAGTGCCATAAGACTATTTATACAACTAAATAATATTACAATCTTTATGGAGTGTTATGTTAGGACAAACTTTTTATCATCAAACAATAAGAAAATATGTTGCGTTGTTTGGAACATTATTTAATGATATTAATATTGAAAAAAAGGACTCGGGCGGTAATGTATTATCTCGTCAAAAAGTACCGATATCCTATGGACCAAAACAAAAATTTCTTACAAGAATAAATCAAGATGCTTCGCTAGACAGACAAGTTGCTATTCAACTTCCTAGAATAGGATTTGAAATGACTGGTATAGCTTATGATCCTATTAGAAAATTAAATACAATAGGTACATTAACTCATAAAGAAACGATTAATGGTGAAAGAAACATTAAAAAAATGTTTAATCCTTCACCATATATTCTTGATTTTTCTTTATATGCATTTGTAGAAAATGCTGAAGATGGCACTCAAATATTAGAACAAGTTCTACCATTCTTTACTCCAGAGTTTAATGTAAGCGTAAATATTTTAACAGAGATGGGTATCAAGTTAGATATTCCTATTGTACTTCAAAGCGCAACAAGTGAAGATTCTTATGAAGGAGAATTCTCTGCTAGAAGAACAATTGTTTGGACAATAAACTTTATGTTAAAAGGATTCATCTATCCTGATGTCAAATCTAGTCAATCAATTATTAAATCAGTCGAAATTGCATTTAAAGAAACTGTTCCCGAGACGCCTTCAACTGGAGTATTTGAAAGATTTTCTTTAGAATCTAGTACAAATTTTTCAGAAGATTATTTTCAACTAGAAACGGGAGATCATCTTATAACCGAAGCAAGTGAAACTGAATTGGGCCTTGGTAATATAATCAGTAAAATTACAGTTGTTCCTGAAGGAGGAGCGAATACATATATTACTCCGGGAGATGATTTTGATGCAAATACTACAATAACTGTTTATAATCCACCAGTTGATTATGATACTGAAACAGGAATTTATGGATAATATAAATTACAATGAAAAATTTTGAAGATAAATTAGACGAATTGTTAGAAATACCTTCTGGCTCTATTGTTAAAACCCCAGTTGAAAGAAAAATGGTTGTATCAAACGAAAATGATTTGAATACTGATTATAAGTATGCCCGTGAAAATATATACAATATTATTGAAAGAGGGCAGGATGCCATTGAAGATTTATTACAAGATGCGAGAGATAGTGGTAATGCTAGAATGTTTGAAGTTGTTGGTCAATTGATTAAAACAGTAGGTGAACAAAACCAAAATTTAGTAAATGTTCATAAACAGGTAAAAGATATCACACAAGAAACAAACGCTGGTCCCAATAGTGTAACAAATGCATTATTTATCGGCAGTACTGCAGAACTTCAAAAAATGTTAAACGATAAAGAAAAATGAAAAAATTTAAACAATACTTAAAAGAAATAGAAGAAGTAGAAGTCGATGAAGATAATAAAGATGCATTAAAAAGAGCATTAGCCTTACATAAGTTTAAACAAAAGGGTGGAAAAATAGATAAACAACCAGATTCTTTAGAGAAACCATATGGCAACCTTTCTAAAGATGATTTAAAACGTGCAAAAAAAATTGTTCAATATAAAAAAGATAAAAAAGAATAATGGCACATTTAGGACAAATTGATAGAAGAAATCCAGGAGATGTGGTTTTTACTCGATATGTTACAGAAAATCCTGACTGGAAAAACTTGAAGATAAGAATAGAGAATGGACAGTTCGCTGAGATGTTTGAAGAAAAAAATAATGAATTAGAAAGTATGAATATTAATATCCACCCAAGAACTGAGATAAAATTAGCTTCAGAGAAATATAAAGAATTTCAAAAAAAAAAGTATGCTAATATTGAGTATCAAAGAAAAAAGGGCTATGTATTAATTTCAAAAATAAGAAAACCCACAGATGATCTTGGTGCTGAAAGACCTCAAAAATTACAAATATTAGCAGAAGATTTCACAGAAAAAGGTAAAGATGAAAAAATAACAGTTCTTTCTAAAAAAGATGTTCCAGTAAAACTATTTGAGACTTATGAAGATTTAAAAAAAAGCGTTATTTGGGGATTAGATAATAAAATACATGATAATGATTATCTTATAGAAAAAATAAAAACATATTTGGATAAAGATGATTTGTCTGAAATTGATTTGAATGGTATTGATGATAGTCATATTGATGAGCTTGGTGTATATTTTGGTGAAATTTTGATAGGAATATTAGCATTCAAAAATCAATTATCAAACACCTGTACTCCTTCTAATATGTTTGGTATAAATTTAAAATCTTTTAGT